AATAAAGAAAAAATAGACAAAGAATTTCAAGACGGAAGAATTGAAATTATTCCATTTGCATTTATGAGAGGAAGAAACTTTTCAAATTGTTTTGTTATTTTAGATGAAGCTCAAAACGTTACAGATACACAAATGGAATTAGCTATTACTCGTTTATGTGAAGGTTCAAAAATGTGTATTGTAGGTGACACAGGACAAATTGACTTAAAGTTTAAAAAAGACAGTGGTTTATTTTTTATTAGTAAAGCAGTTACAGTAGTACCTGGTGTGGCTAGTTTTCACTTAAAAACTAATCACAGACATCCTATAGTAGAGCCTATTTTAGAAATCTACAAACAATTAAGAGATTAATTACTAACATATTTATCTATGATGGAAACTATTTCAATCATAGTATTTATAATTTTTATTAGTGGTACTTTATATTTTTTAAAAAAAGTATCTGATAAAAATCGTGGTAAATTAATTAAAGAAATCGAAGACTCTAATAATGGCTAATATTCCAATATATCAAGGTTCATCATCATTTTTTCCAGGAGACACACCTTTTGGTTTTTATGATTATGATTATGAATTTCAAACAGATGCTGACAAAGTAGCTAGATTTTGTGCTGTACGATTAGGATGGCCTATTGAAAATGTAGAATTACAAGACTTAAATTTTTATGCTGCTTTTGAACAAGCCATTACTGTTTATGGTAATGAATTGTATTCTTATCAATTAAGAGACAATTATTTGTCTTTAGAAGGTATACCAACAAGTTCATTAAATTTAAATCAATCTATAATAACTCCTACATTAAATACCTATATTAGACTATCACAACAGTATGCGGAAGAAGCAGGAAGTGGAGGAAACATAGATTGGTACAGTGGGTCTATAGTTTTAACATCAAGCGTACAAAATTATGATTTAAATCAATGGGCTATTGACAATAATATTACTGGAGGTATAGAAATTAAAAGAGTATTTTTTGAAGGACCACCAGCTATTAGTAAATTATACAGACCTTGGGCAGGTATTGCTCCTGGAGCAACATCTGGTTATGGTTTAACTAGTTTAGCAGGATACAGTCCCTCTAATTATTTTGTTTTGATACCTTTAAGTTATGACATAGCTAATATTCAAGCTTTAGAAATGTTTGATCAAGTTAGATTATCTGCTCATAGTTTTGAAATAATAAACAATAAAATGAAAATATTTCCAATACCTGGAAATGATGAAGCTGGAGCTAATTTGTATTTTCAATACATAAAAATAAATGATAGAATAAATTCAACAGTAGCTTCTTCTCCTTCTAGTATTACAAATCTTAGTAAAGCTCCTTACAATAATCCAACTTACAGTCAAATTAATTCTATAGGTCGCAGTTGGATATTTGAATACACATTAGCTTTATGTAAAGAAATGTTAGGATACATTAGAGGAAAATATGGAACTATACCAATTCCAGGTGCTGAAGTAACTTTAAATCAAAGTGATTTAATAAGTGCAGCTACAAATGAAAAAGAAGCATTGACTACACGACTAAGAGATTATTTTGATCAAACTTCTAAACAATCTTTACTTGAAAGAAGAGCAGCTGAAAATGAAGCTCGTCAAAAAGAAATTCTACAGGTACCCATGGCAATTTTTATAGGATAATATGGCGTTATTTGGCGAATCTCGTGATATAAGTTTATTTAGATATATCAATCGCGAATTGATGAGAAATATCATATCTCAGCAAGTAGTATTGTACAAAGTTAATTTAAATGAAACTAAATCTAACATATATGGAGAAGCATCTTCTAAAAGAGTTTACAATGAGCCTGTATTGTTGTATGCTTTAATAGAAAGAGGTGATCAAACAGCTCCTGTTAGTGATTTAGGTGTAGGATTTAATTGGCCTGTTACTTTTAGATTTTTAAGAGACGATTTAGTAGATGCTAATATTATGTTAGAAATAGGAGACATAGTAATGTGGAATGATGGATACTGGGAAATTGATAATGAAAACATGAATCAATTATATGCTGGTAAAGACCCAGACTATGATTATTTTGATGATACTGAAACAAACCCGTTAGAAACTGATTTAAGAGCTTTTGGTTATAATGTTTCTGTTATTTGTACAGCACATTATGTACCTAGTGACAAAATTGGTATAATTAAAAGTAGATTATAATGACTGTTTACCGTAAACCAACTCCAAAAACACAAAAAGAAATAAGTAATTCTTTAATTGATCCTTATGATAAGGTTTATGGTAATCCTAACAATAGTATACCTGATCCTAAAAATAGAGCTTTACAAGAATCATGGAAAGATGACACTGTAAAACCTATTAGTATAGGCATTGAAGACATAGATGAAGCAATTTTTTATTATTTAGAAAACATAATTAAACCAACAATAACACAAAACGGTGAAAATCTACCAGTTCCTGTTATTTATGCTTCTCCTGAAAAATGGAAGTCTTATCAAAAAGACGGTTACTATAGAGATGCTAAAGGAGACATGATGGCTCCATTAATAGCTTTTAAAAAAGACACTATAAATAGAAACAGAATGTTGTCTAATAAATTAGACGCTAATGTTCCTCACAATTATAATATTACTTATAAAAAATACTCACAAAGAAATTCATATGATAACTTTAACATATTAAACAACAGAAAACCAGAAGAACAAATTTACGCTGTTGTTATACCAGATTATGTTACTGTAAATTATAAATTTGTTGTTTTTACTTATTACACAGATCAACTAAATAAAATAGTTGAGTCTATTAATTATGCTGCTGATTCATATTGGGGAAATCCAGAGCGTTTTAAATTTCAAGCTATGATTGATAGTTTTGGTTTTCAAAGTGAATTAAATGAAACAAGTGAAAGAATTGTACGAAGTACTTTTGACATTAAATTAAATGGTTATATTGTACCTAATAATATACAAAAATCCAACACAGCTGTATTTAAAATCAATAGTACTACTAAAAATGTTATAATGTTAGAAGGAACAGGAAGATTATAATATGTCTCAATTAAGAGTATTTTTAACATCTGGATCTGTACCAACAACAAATCAATTAGGTGTTGGAGACTTTTTAACTAATGTGTATGAAAGTAGAGTTTACTATAAAACTTTAAAAAATGGCACTCAAAAAGTTAAGTCTTTAAGTAATAGTTTAGCTTATGGACAATGGCAAAATAATGTAACTTTAACAGGCACATTAAATGCTTCTCAGTCTTTTCAGTATGACACAACTGATTTAGTAAATGGAACTTACTTAAAAGATAATAGTAAAATATATGTTGTAGAAAATGGTGTTTATAATATACAATTTTCAGCTCAATTAACAGAACCTGGAAGTGGAGCGGCTACTGTTTATATTTGGTTTAAAAAAAATGGAGTAAATATTCCTGAATCAGCTACAGTTATTGATTTAGCAAATAAAGGAAAACAAGTAGCCGCATGGAATTTTATGACTTATTTAAATGCAGGAGATTATATAGAAATTGTTTGGCAATCTGACAACTCAGCTACTCAAATTTTAGCTACATCTTCATCAGGTAACATACCTGCTATACCTTCAATTATAACCACAATTACTCAAGTTTATTAATTAAAAGCTTATTTAGTTTTTGATATGGTTCCATATTTATAACAAAGATGTCTGCCGGAAGATACCCACTATATATAGAACAAGGAGCTACAACAAATTTTGAAATCCAATATCAGGATTCTAATGGAAACCCTGTAGATCTTACAGGATATGGGGCTAGAATGCAAATTAGACCTTCAATAGATTCAAATATTGTTTTTTTAACATTAAGTAGTAGTATACAACCTGATGGTACAGGTTTAAGTATGTCAGGTTCAGCTCCTTTTAAACCACCAACATCAGGATCTATTGGTATTTTTATATCATCTTGTACATCTTCTATGTTAACATTTAATGAAGCTGTGTTTGATTTAGAAATATTTACTCCATATGATGGAAATTGTAGTTATGTAACAAGATTAATACAAGGACCCGTTAGATTATCTAAAGAAGTAACAAGATGAATAATATAGTAACTACAAATACAGTAACTGGTGTAGTAGTTGTGACAGCTCCAGGTCCTTTAGGACCTAAAGGTTTAGCTGGTCCAATTGGCCCTCCAGGTACTATAAACTCAAATAGTGGATTAAATATGTCAGGATCTTCATTTTTTGATTCTGATGTTTATATAACAGGATCTTTAACAGTATCTAGTTCAAATACATTTACTAATATAGGTGTAGCTAACTTTACAGGTTCTGTTAATATTAATGGTAGTTTAATAGGTTTATCAGCAAGTTTTTCTCATTTATCTGGATCATTTATAGGAGATGGAAGTCAATTAACAAATATCCCAGCTTCAAGTATTTCAGGATTAAACCTTAATAGAATTGCTAGTGGATCTGTATCAGCTTCAGTTTCTCCTACAGGAAAAGCTTTTAATTTATTAAAAACTAATAGTTCTATTTTTAGTGTAGATCAGTTTGGCATTGTATCAGGATCAGGTCTTTATATTTCAGGATCTACTATATATTTAAATGGACCAGATATTAGATTATATGGTAATGCTACATTAAATGATGCAGCTATCACTACAACAGCTACCACAACTACTGATAGAATTCAATCTGGAACTATTACAGCTTCAGTAGCTACTTTAGGTAATGCATTTACTTTACAACAATCAGGACAAACAATATTTGAAGTATCTACATCTGGTTTAGCTTCAGGGTCTTTTCAAGGTTCAGGTGCTGGTTTAACTAATATACCTGCTTCTGGAATTACAGGATTAAATCTTTCTAGAACAGCAACAGGATCAGTTTCTGCTTCTGTTAATATAACATCTGATGTTTTTGTTTTAACTAGTGCAAGTATTGATTTATTTAAAGTATCTAATACAGGTATTTTATCCGGATCAGGTGCTAATTTATTTGACATACCTGCTTCCGGAATTATAGGTCTTAATTTATCAAGAACTGCTACTGGATCAGTAACAGCATCAGTAAATGTAGGTACTACTAATTTTGAAATTGTTAGTGGATCTAATACTTTACTTTCTTTAGATTTCACAGGAAAATTAGCAGTCAGTAAATCAGTCAACGTCGGTGTACCAACTTCAAATAACTGGCAATCTGGTTTAAATGGATCTTATTTTAACAACTTTACACCAAACACAGACGTATCTGAAATGTTAAGATTTATAGCAGGTTTATTAAGTGCTTCTGCACCCGATGCTTCTCCTAATACTAAAACATTTGCCGGTATCTCTGAAAATATATCAAACAGTGGTACTACTACTGCTCCTTCAGGATATGTTCCTCAGAGTTCTACGGCAACTGATATTATTTATCTAACAGGTAAAGGGTTTACTTCTGCAGGTAATACTATATTCTCCGGTAAAACTATCTACAATAATGCCTCTTACGGTATTTCTTACAGCAGTACAGCCGGTGGATCAACAACTGTTTCATCTTCTGCAGATGCTCAATTATTTGGATTAGGTTTATTATCAAGCGGTAATGCTACTCCGTTTTATGTTTCTGGAGCTGTGAACTGGTTCTACTCAGATAATAACTCAGAGACAGTAACTGCAACTTCACAATCTCAAAATCTAATATCAAACAACTCATTTGGAACTTCAAACGGAGTAACAATTGCTAAAATTAATACAGTTAATCCTGCGGTTATTCCTCCTGCATACCAGGATGGAAAATTTGCTACAGTATTTTCTTCCGGATTATTCAACGGAGGTAGAAGCTTTACAAGTGTAAGTTCTTCTGGGTGGTATCATATTAGTGCTTCTATTGCAATTTCAACCGGAAGTTCTACTTATAGTCCCTTGCAATCGGCAACCGAAAGAATATTCTGGGCT